TTCAAATCCTTCCTGAATACAAAAATAACACAAAACATATAAAAAATTTATCCTTGCATGAAGTGGCACTGGGTGACAAGCCAGGTACAGTTGCTATGGATTATGGGGCACACGTAGGCACATACCATATCACTAAAAGCAATGGTCCTATAGAAATAAGGACTCTAGACAGTTATAACTTCCAAGATGTTGATGTAATTAAGATAGATGTAGAAGGTTTTGAAGTGCCATTGCTAGACGGTGCTAAAGAAACTATTCTAAGCAATAGACCATGGATACAGATAGAGGCCAATAAGACAGGTGAAAGATATGGCAGGCCTAAAACCAAAATTCTCGAGAAATTAGCAAGTTTTGGCATGAAAAGAGTTGCTAAAAAATGGCCGGATCAGATATGGAGATTCTAAAAATTTCATTAAATAACTAAAAAAAATACTAAATATTGCATATGAGCACGTTTAAAGACTACCTAACAGAATCAACCAAGTCATATGACTACAAAATAAAGATCGCGGGAGATCCTAAAGACATTGACAAGAATGCTTTAGAAACAGCACTTCAAAAATTTGACCTTACCAGCATGTCAGCCGGCAAAAGCACACCGATCATGACTTTGCCTTTGGACTTTCCAAGATTAAGTAACGAGCAAGTCACAATCTTTGACGTGACTACAAACTACCCAGAGTCACCAAGAGTGATGCACGAGTACCTTTCAGATTTATTAAGGATTCCAATGACACACATGGTTGTTAGAAAACCAGGTGAACCTGCAGAAGAATATCAGAACGACATGGAGGTTGCAAAAAAATCTGAGTATGCAAACAAGTTACATGATATAGAGTACAAAGACGCACCTAAGGTTGACGCAGAAGATTATCATTCAACAAAAGCAAACATGGGTCTATTAAAAGAATTATTAAAAGACAGAGACAGCAAATACATCGTTGAAAAAGGTTCAGATAATGCAGTGCAAGATGCACAACCAAGAGAAGAAGTTGGAACTCCAAGTCCGCTAACAAAATCAACTAACCCACACCCAGACCCAAAAAGGAAATAACTTATGGAAATGATAGACGTATTAACAAAATTGAAGGAAATAGCAGACAAAAAACCTGAATTGGTCAAGGACGCAGTGGAGAATGTTGAGAAGACAAATCCAAAAGTTGACGAAGGTAGAATGAAAGACTATCTACATAGCGAGGCTGAGAAAATGTCTAGAGAAGCATTTCTTAAAAAACATGGAGAAAGTCTAAGAGGATTTTACAACGCAATCATGGGGTCAGAAGATGACGATGATGACAGACCAGATTCAATGGAAGGTAAAGAAATGAAAAAAGAAAATTCAAAAGAAACTGTAAAAGAAGATATGCATATCACTACTGATTCTCCACAAGAGGCAAGTATGTTAATGCAAATTTTAAAAATGGCAGGATTGCAACCTGTCGATGCAAAAATGATGGGCATGGAGCCCCCGCATGGATCTGACATGGATCCTGGTGCCATGAACAAGCAGATGGATACACCAAGTGACGACGATGCCATGGGCACGATGCAGATGGCTAAAATGAGAGACATGATGACTGCACCAGAAGAAGAAAAAGCGGCAGAGACTTTCGCAAACGAGCCTGAAGAAAAAGTTCAAGACATTGACAGTCTAGTAAACAAACACTCAGGCGGATTGAACAGACAAAAAATCCAATACAGAAAAGAATATCCTGGAGATAATCACATGGCGGCGGAAGACAAGATCACGGAACAGGATCTTGCTAACAGCCTAAGAGCACAGTATGACAGTTTCAAGGAGTCATATCAGAAAGCGGCTGAAACGAAGGCAAAACCTGACTACATCGATCTCGACAAAGATGGTAATAAAACTGAGCCTATGAAAAAAGCGGCTAAAGACAAAGAAGCAAAAGAAAAAAAATAAGTCTTTTCCTAGTCCCAATCTACTCTTAAATACTACACTATGGCGTATGTATCATTAGATAGCGACCAAATTAAGAAGGCGCATAAGAAACACAAATACACAAAAGAGCAGGTTGAACAACTTGAAAAGTGTATGGATCCGCGCACAGGCCCATTATATTTTATGAAACAGTTCATGAAGATACAACATCCAACAAAAGGGGAAATGAAATTCCAACCTTTTCCATATCAGGAAAGATTGGTAGAAGCATACAACAACAATAGATTCTCAATATCAATGCTTCCAAGACAAACAGGGAAAACTACTTGTGCATCTGGATATCTAATGTGGTATGCAATGTTCATTCCTGATTCACAGATACTAATCGCCGCACACAAATATGCAGGAGCATCTGATATAATGTCAAGGGTGCGTTATGCATATGAGATGTTGCCTAATTGGATCAAGGCAGGTGTGACACAATACAACAGAAACAGTATAGAATTTGACAATGGATCAAAAATCATGGCAACCACAACAACTGAAAACACAGGTAGGGGTATGTCACTTACATTAATATACTGCGATGAGTTTGCTTTCGTACAACCACCAGAAAAAGCCAAAGAGTTTTGGACGTCTTTGTCTCCAACACTATCAACTGGAGGAAAGTGTTTGATAACTTCAACCCCGAACAGTGACGAAGATCAATTCGCTATGATATGGAAAGAGGCAAACAAGCGTTTCGATGAATATGGCAATGACAAAATTGTAGGCACAAATGGTTTCTATGCCATGAAAGCACACTGGTCAGAGCATCCTGACAGAGACGAGAAATGGGCAGAGGCAGAAAGATCTAGAATAGGTGAAGAAAGATTCAGAAGGGAACACGAATGTGAATTCTTAATATTTGATGAGACACTAATATCCAGTATAGTTTTAGCTGACATGGAAGGCATACCACCTGTTGAGACAACCGGGCAGGTAAGATGGTTTAAACGTCCTACACCAGGACATACCTACATGGTATCATTAGATCCTAGCATGGGGACAGGAGGAGACTATGCGGCAATACAAGTTTTTGAATTGCCAACTTTTGAACAAGTGGGTGAATGGCATCACAACCAGACACCAATGAATCAACAGGTAAGAATATTACAAGGTATAAACAAACACATCCACGACACGATTATGGAACAGGACGCAACAGCAACACCACAAATATTTTACAGCATGGAAAACAACTCAATAGGTGAGGCCGCACTAATGCGTGTCATGGACATAGGTGAGGAAAATATAGTGGGCATGTTCCTATCTGAACCCATCAGGAAAGGACACAGGCGTAAGTTCAGGAGAGGTTTCAACACCACGGCCAAACACAAAATTGATGCGTGTACAAAATTCAAAGAACTTGTCGAGAACGATAAGATGAAGATTAACTCTCAACTACTGATATCTGAAATGAAGGATTTCGTAGCTACAGGATTGAGTTACAAAGCAAAACCAGGACAGCACGATGACCTTGTGAGTGCTTGTTTGCTTATGACCCGTATGATGAAAGTGTTGGCTGATTTTGACCCTAAAATATTTGAAAAATGGACAGATAGGACTAGTGAGATAACTCCAATGCCCATATTTGGATCATTCACAGGATAATAAATACACTATATGAACCCAAAAAACTCGCAAGATTTATTCAACAAGATTAGATCACAGTTCGCAAACATCAGGCTCGGTGACGAGAACGGTGCCGCTACAGCAAATCCGGTAGATGCCGTGTTCTTTGAGTTTGAATTCAGAGAAGACGCTGACACTTTTGGTGCTGTCAGTATCAGTTTAGCGGATGGTGAGAATATGAAAGTGTACTACAACAGAGATCTTGTTAGCAAAATAGATGAAGACAGCAGAGACGAATGGTATGCGTTCCTTAAGGAGTTGAAAGACTTCGCTGTAGAGCATCAATTGACTTTTGATGTGAGAGATATCACTAAAAACAACCTAACGAAGCAGGATTATGAAAATCTTGCAGATACGAACAAAACGGTAAATATTGACGAGATGTCGGAAGAATTAAACAGGATTACTAAACTAGCAGGGATAGAAGTTAAAGAAGGCCTTACGGGAACTGCTAAACGCTCATACGAAAACTTAGATAAAACTAGATTAATAATAAGGCACTCTGGATCAGTTGATGAAACTGTGCCTGGTGCAAGATCAAGACAGATTGAATCATTATACATTGAAAACGCAGACGGTGAAAGATTCAAGTATCCAATCACACATCTAGCAGGTGCAAGAGCAATGACAAGACACGTTGCAAACGGTGGTAGACCACATGACGAATTTGGCGAACACATTATAAAAACATCAGAAGACATTGCAAAATTAAATTCATTCTCTAGATTTGTAAGCAATAAAGATCAATTGAACGACAATGCTGGTGACATTATTGAACAAACGAAATTAAAATTAGAAAATTTAAGAATGTATATGAAAAATTTATCAAAACAAGGACACTATGAAACTGCATCAAAAGATTTCAAAACAGCAGACGAAGTTGTATTGGATGACGAAACAGCAAATACTTACAAAGACAAATTTACAATGCGTAATTTAGACTCAAGAGTTGAAGAAGCACTGCCAATCATACACAGAATAATGAGTGAACTAGAAAATGCACCTAAGGAAGATGCAGAAGATGACCGTATTAGAAAAGCAATGAAAGACATGGTGCCAAGCACCGTCACAGGCTATTATGAGATCACAGAATTCTGGAAAGAACATACACTGGGAATGGGCAAGACTGATGACGAAGTGATGCATGAGATTTATGAGTGGACTTGGGACGAAATGGGAGTCAGTGACACTAAGGAGAGAGATGAAGTGGCAAAACGTACATCAGTAATAGTTAATGACGTAATAAAGAACAACAAAGACGACATGACGTTCGATGACATGATAGAACAACTGAAAGGCAAAAAAGAAGATCAAGTGAACGAACAACCAGAACACGAAATCACAGTAGGTGACTATACCACTAAACATTTTTACATGTGTGGGTCTGCACAAACTACTATGAAGAAACACGCAGACAAAGATGGTGCAGAAGAACTCACTCGTATGCAAGATATGTTCTACAAGATGGAAAAAGAGGCGATGGACGCTGGTGGTACGAATGAAGAACAAAAGAAGAAGTCACAGATACTTTACGACAAAATCATGGCGAAAGCAAAAGAGGTTGGTATCGCAGATGAGGTTGACAAGTATATGAAGATGCATCTAGACTCAATGTTGAAGAATGATCCTAAACTTGGGTTTGGTAGAACAGACTTAAAAGAAGAACAAGTCAACGAACTGGAGCCAGATGCTGAACCAATTGACGCACCTGTGCAACCGCCAGTAGACCATGGTGCTGTTGTGCAAAGTTTTTTAAACGATCCTGATAGTAAATTAGTTCTAAGAAAAGATGACACGGCAGATAAAATGCTTAAAACTACGAAGTTTACGAATAAGAATACAATGTTAAGTTCTATCTTATCAGACATAGCAAGTAGACTTTTGACTAAATCAGGGGAAGATGACAGGGTGGCAAACTTTGCATCTAGGGTTGCAGATGAGATGGAACAGGAAAATTCGGCGACATTTAAACCAACACCTGACTACATGAAAAACAAAAAAATTGCAATCCAATTGGCGAAGAGATACATCGACGATTACAAGAAAATGCAATCTGATCCAGACTATGGCAAACAAGTGAGGATGGAACCAGGTGAGTTTTCACCAAAGAAAGATATAAAAGGCAAAGCAAAAGAAACTGAACAATTTGAATCATGGGTAGAAAATATTGACAAAGATAAAGAAGACAAAGAAGCAAAATTAAAAGCTTTACAAGATATCCAAATGGATAAACATACATCAAAAGATCCAGAATTACAGAAAGAATTAATGAAACGTAAAGCAGAACTAACACAAGAAGAGCCAGTATTCGCAGGCGAAGAAATAACATTTGAAGATATTAAACCTTATGTGTCAATGTACAAAGGTGATGATGGCAAAATGGTGCACGATGTTTTAGATAAAGATGGCAAATCTGTGTTTAAAACTGGTGACGCAAAAACGGCAATGCAATATCTTTCCAAAAACTTTGAGAAACTAAGACGTCCAGACGACAAGCAAGAAGACGAATCTAATAGCGAATTAGACAGAATCAAAAACCTAGCAAATTATCAATAATCAATTACATGAAAACTTTATTAATGTTTGGCGATAGTTGGGCCGCGGGTGCAGAATTATCAGATGATGAAAAACCGTTTGGAAAAATATTAGCAGAATCAAACAATTTAATTTATAAAGATTATAGTCTGGGAGGATGTAGTAATCCTAAAATGTTACTACAATTAAATGATGCAATAGAAAAAAATGATCATGAAGATAGTATTGCTATTTTTTTCCTTACAAGTTATACAAGAATTATAAATTGGCGAGACATTGCAAAAAGCACAATTAATGCCGCTGGTTTAGATGACATTGATAAAAATTATGCAAAATATTTTTACACCGATGAAGCAGGACATTTCAACACAGTACAAACAATTTTATCTTTACAAAAAATTTGTTCTAAATATAATATAAAAGATTTTTATGTGCCAGGATGGTTAGAATTTAAACTTGACTTTCCGGGTATTGACCTTAATAAAATTTTTAATAAAGGCAAAGGAAATATTGCTACCGCAATAGGCATGCCAAAATTTGGAAATGAAATCACCGAAGAACACAAAAAACACAATTTAATAAATCCTAAAAATTGGCATCCAAACCAAAAAGCACACCAACTAATAGCAGATAGGCTTCAAAATTGGATTTTTACCAATAATAGTAGTAGACATTAGATAAATATAGTTGTATATTACGTACTATATGTCTGATATACATTTAGGCACAAACAAACATAGGCAAAATAGGAGGCTTACATTATGGCATCATTGGCTGAAATAAGAGCGAAGTTAAAATCTCAAGAAGTGAATCGCTCCACTTCCAACACAGGCGGAGACAACGCCATCTACCCACACTGGAATATCGCAGAAGGCTCAGAAGCAGTTGTTAGGTTCTTACCAGATAAGGATCCAAACAACACATTTTTCTGGACTGAAAGAAACATGATCAAATTACCTTTCGCAGGTATCAAAGGTCAGACTGATTCAAGACCGGTAACGGTACAAGTACCGTGCATGGAAATGTATGGGAAGACTTGTCCAGTACTCACAGAGGTGAGACCGTGGTTCAAAGACAAGAGCATGGAAGACATGGGCAGAAAATACTGGAAAAAGAAAAGTTACATTTTCCAAGGTTTTGTCACAACCAATCCATTAGCGGAAGACACAAAGCCTGAGAATCCAATCAGAAGATTTATCATTGGGCCTCAGATCTTCAACATCATTAGAAGTGCATTAATGGATCCAGAGATGGAGGAAATGCCAACTGATTACTTGAAGGGCGTGGACTTTAGGATCACAAAGACAACTAAAGGTGGTTACGCTGATTACTCAACATCAAAATGGTCAAGAAGAGAAAGACCGTTGGACGAGGCAGAGAGAGCCGCGATCGACACACACGGATTACACAACCTGGGTGACTTCAGACCAAAAGAGCCAACCGAAGCAGAAGTAAAAATAATCAAAGAGTTATTTGAGAAATCTGTTGAAGGCGAGGCTTATGACCTTGAGCAGTATGGACAGTACTTCCGACCAGCGGGCGTGGCTTACCAAGGCAAACCACAGGTGGCAGTACCATCAGCATCGGCTCCTGCAGAAGTTGAACACACACATGATGATGGCACAAAACATAGTCATCAAGGTGGTGATCAACCTCATACACACGAGGCAAAGAAACCTGAGGCGGCACCAGTCGCTCCAGCAGGTGACAGTGCCAAGAGAGCTGAAGACATCTTGAAGTTGATTAGATCAAGACAAGCAAAATAATCTGACATTTTACCAAGGCCCTAGCATTGACGTTAGGGCCTAGGTATGCTAATATAGATGACACAAAGGACAAAATTATGACAAAAGTATTTGACGCTACAAAATTTAGAAAAAGTATCACAAAGTCAATCCAAGGATTAGGCATAGGATTCAGCGATCCAACAGACTGGATCAGTACAGGAAACTATGCATTGAACTACTTGATGACCAGTGATTTCAACAAAGGTATTCCCCTAGGCAAGGTCACAGTCCTTGCCGGTGAGTCTGGCGCAGGAAAATCGTACATCGCGTCAGGCAACATTATTAAAAATGCACAGGATCAAGGTATATTTGTCATATTGATAGACACGGAAAACGCACTGGATGAACAGTGGCTACAGGCGTTGAAGGTAGACACATCAGAAGACAAACTTATGAAATTGAGCATGTCAATGGTCGACGACGTGGCAAAAACTGTTTCAGAATTCATGAAAGGTTACAAAGATCAACACGCAGACAACAAAGAAGGTGCACCAAAGGTACTATTTGTGATAGACAGTCTGGGTATGTTGTTGACACCGACAGATGTAAATCAGTTTGAAGCAGGCGAGATGAAAGGTGACCTAGGTAGAAAACCCAAGGCATTAACGGCACTTGTAAGAAACTGTGTCAATATGTTTGGAAGCTGGAACGTAGGACTTATAGCAACCAATCACACATACGCATCACAAGATATGTTTGATCCGGATGACAAAATATCAGGAGGACAAGGATTTATCTATGCATCAAGCATTGTTGTTGCAATGAAAAAATTAAAACTTAAAGAAGATGAAAAAGGTAACAAAGTTTCAGACGTGAGAGGTATCAGGGCCGCCTGCAAAGTTATGAAAACAAGATATGCTAAACCTTTTGAAGGTGTACAAGTAAAAATTCCTTACGATACAGGCATGGATCCATACAGTGGACTGGTGGACTTATTTGAGAAAAAAGGGCTACTAGTACAGACAGGAAATAGGCTGAAATATATAGATTCAAAGGGAAATGAACATATAGAATTTAGAAAAGCATGGGTCGGTGATAAATTAGATATGATAATGGCAGAGTTCAAAGAAACTGTGTCAACAGAGGAAATAGAAGAAGAAAAAGAGTAATGATTGATTTCACACACGAAGACATTGAAAGATTATGGAACTCAATAGTACACTATGTTCCTGAAAGATCTAAACTAGACGCGGCAATTGATTTTATAAAAAGTTTAGAAGATATTGGTGTTGAACATGACGAAATAAAAGCGTCCGCCGAATACGATCCTAAGTTAGAAGAAGCAATCAACACTGTGTTCGAGGAAGACGAAGAGTCAGACGGATACGGCGAAGATGATTAATTGGTACAACGAAGTCAGCAGGAACCTAGATAAGATACCAGACTGCATAGCATACTTTGACAAAGAATTGTTAGAGGCAAGAAAACAGTGTAAGATCTATGGCAATCTTGAAAGAGCTAGTGCCGCCTTACCTGGCATAGTTGAGGAACGATTTAGTCAACTACAACAATTGGAAGCTATCCTTGAATATCTAAATATTGAACTAAGAAGATTAAGATCTAAAACTTTTAGGAAATATCTTGAAAACTATAACAGAGCATTA